ATGCCCCACCTGAGCCACCTCTTCTTGCAGTTGTAGGTAAAACTTATGCTGTTACAGTAGGAGCAGGGGGCAGTCAACTTGGCAGTGGGTCAGCCTCTGGATTTGGTCTTATTGAATCTGCAGGCGGAGGCCGCGCGGGCACTCACCGTAGTAGAGGTCATCCTGGCGGATCAGGCGGTGGTGGTAGTGGTTATTATTCTGCCGGCGATAATGTAGAAGGTGGTGTAGGTTACTATGGTCAAGGAAATAACGGCGGTACAGCGTCAAACTATAGCGCCGCAGGTGGCGGCGGTGGTGCAGGTGCGCCGGGCGCAGGCGGTTCTGGCAGCAGTTTTGCTGGTGGAGCTGGAGTATGGTCGGTAGTAGAATCTGGCATCAACCTGCACTACGGATCGCAGACTGATAATAGAGTTTATAGAGCAGGTGGTGGTGGCGCCTATGGCGGCGGTGCTGGTGGTCTCGGTGGAGGTGGAAGAGGCTGGAGTACTACACAGACTCCAACAGCAGGTGCAGTAAATACTGGTGGCGGTGGTGGTGGTAATAAAGAACAACACGCATACTCAGCTACAGTCGGAGGAGGTTCGGGTATTGTTATATTAAAAGTGCCTACATCAAATTACACAGGAACTACAACAGGATCTCCAACAGTAACCACAATCGGAAACTATAAGATTCTTAAATTTACGAGTAGCGGCTCGTATACAGCATAGGAGATATATATGGCACATTACGCTAAAATTGATGAAAACAATATTGTAGTACAGGTTATTGTTGCAGAGGAGTCTGTAATTAATTCATTTGATAATCCAGATGAGTGGATACAAACGTCTTATAATACTCATAGAGGTGTTCATTCAGCTGGAGAGACTCCTTTGAGGAAAAACTTTGCAGGAATAGGGTATACTTATGATACCGAAAGAGATGCATTTTATTCTCCTAAGCCTTTTAATTCATGGACACTAGATGAAAGTTCATGTACATGGGAACCACCTATAGAAAGACCTAATGATGAAAATATATATTATTGGGACGAAGAAAATAGGCAATGGTCTACAGTAGATGAATAAAGTTAAACAACTCGATGCAGTAATAGGATATAAATAGTAATATGGCAAATCCAACTACAAAAGCAGAATTCAAAGAGCACTGTCTTAGAAGACTAGGCAAACCAGTAATCGAAATTAACGTTGATGATGATCAGGTGGACGATAGAATAGATGAAGCTATATCCTTTTACTGGGACTATCACTTCGATGGCATTGAGCAGACATTCTATAAGCACGTAGTGAGTGATGCCGACAAAGCTAATGGATATATCACCGTACCAGAAAATATCATTGGCGTAGTAGATCTATTTGATATAGGAGACGCAACAAGCACTAACAACTTGTTTAACATCCGGTATCAGATCGCTCTGAACGACCTCTACGACCTTTCAAGGTATGAACTGGTACCCTACTATATGAACTTCCAGAACATCCGTATGATCGAGGAGATACTCGTTGGCAAACAAATGTTTAGATACAACAGACACGCCAACCAATTACATATTGATATGGATTGGACGAGGATAGATGCAGGCAATTATATTATTGCTAAGGCATATAAAGTAATGGATCCAACAACGTACTCAGATGTCTATAAGGACAGATGGCTACTGAGATATGCTGCTGCTTTAATTAAAAAGCAGTGGGGATCTAACCTGACAAAATTTGAAGGCCTACAGCTGCCTGGCGGTGTCACATTCAATGGTGCCAAGATATACGATGATGCAATTGCAGACATTGATAAACTGGAAGAACAGATTGCTGGACTAGCAATGCCCCCAGAAGATATGATAGGATAAGCCAATGGCTACTAATTTTTATTTTAATAATCACGGGAATTCTCAAGAGCAGCTGCTCATTGAGGACCTATGTATTGAGGCTATTAAAATACATGGCATTGATGTGTACTATCTTCCTAAGACGTACGGTGACTATGATCACCTGTACGGAGAAGACGACTTAGCTACGTTTAGTGAATTCCATGAGTGTGAGATGTATATCAACACTGTCGATGGGTTCGGTGGCGAGGGAGACTTCCTTGGTAAGTTTGGATTAGAAGTCCGAGATCAATTAACACTGTCCGTAGCTAGGTTCTCATTTGAAAACAATGTCGGACTACCTGCTAAATTAGTAAGGCCAAGAGAGGGAGATATGTTATACTTCCCACTCACTGGTGGACTGTTTACAGTTCAGTTTGTTGAGCACGAGCCAGTGTTCTATCAGATGGGTGCACTTCAGTTCTACGAGATAAGAGCAGAGAAGTTTGAGTATAGTGGAGAAAGACTAAACACCGGACTTGCAGTGATCGATCAGCTAGAAGACAGGAAATCGGCTGACATATATCTAAACTCTCAGTTCCTGACGGAAGATAACATTACTCCTATTCACACAGAAGATGGTGAGAGAATTATACTTGAAGGGTTCACCGAGCTCGTTCAAGATACAGTGACTGGAAGCGAGAGCACTTTCTTTGAAACATCAGCAGATAATTTCATAGACTTTACGGATGCAGATCCGTTCAGTGAAGGCGGGAACTTTTAATGCTAGGACATGATTACTATCACGAGACGCTGAGGAAGTATGTTATTTACTTTGGCACATTGTTCAACGACCTAAGAGTGAAGAGAAGAAACACTGCAGGCAATGTTATACAGAACATCAACGTACCCGTAACATATGCGCCTAGAGAAAAGATGACCTCTAAGCTAGAGACTAATATAAATCTAGCAGATCAAGAAGCTATTATCCTTCCACGTATATCTTTTGAAATGGTATCGCTACAATATGCAGCAGAGCGAAAGCTCAATACAATGAACAGATACTCTACGGTTGATGTAAACAATTCTAGCAAAAAGAAGAATATGTTTCAACCCGTACCGTACGATATTAACTTCGACCTAAATATATACGTAAAGTATGCAGAAGACGCTACTCAAATACTTGAGCAAATTCTTCCTTTCTTTACACCGGAGTGGACTGCTAGTCTAAACTTAGTACCAGATCTTGGTATTACAATGGACATCCCAGTCGTACTTCAATCTATGTCGTCGCAGGACACCTATGAAGGTGACTATGATACTAGAAGAGCTTTGATATGGAATTTGAATTTCGTTATGAAAGGATATATGTTTGGACCAATACGAGAGTCGTCAGTAATTAAATCATCGAACGTACAGATGTTTACTGCCAACTCTTCGAGCGGTTACGCTAACACACCTGTAGCAGCAGTTAAGGTTAGTCCTGGCCTGGACCAATTTAGAGTAGCAACATCTAACTCTGCCCTGACCATACCAGTGGCAAATATATTCAGTAATGATACATACGGCGTTATTGCCGACTTTGAGGATTATTTTAATGGCAACACCACCCCAAGCTAACGACGATACAATAGCGACAGCATTGAATCTCGACCCAATTGACACAGTACTCATGCCCTTCCAAGAGAGGCTGCCGGTAGTTCATGCAGACGCGGCCGCGCAGAATCTTGAGAACGACTACAAGTATGCTAGAGAAAACTTATACAACATCATTGAGAGAGGCACAGATGCTCTCAATAATATAGTAGACATCGCTCAACAGAGTCAGCATCCAAGATCATTTGAAGTGGTTGCCGATTTAGTTAGAACATTGGCTGGTGCTAATAAAGATTTACTAGCAATCCAGAAGCAGGTTAAAGAATTGCAGCCAGAGAACGCGCCCAGGGGCAATGTAACAAACAATTTATTTGTAGGGACTACAAAAGACATAACAGATCTACTTGCTGGAACAGCACGTAACGTCACGGACAAAACAAGATAAATGGCAGATCATTATTTAGGTAACCCTAAGCTCAAAAAAGCTAACGTACAAGCATCGTACACTCCTGATCAGATTACAGAGATTGGTAGATGTGCGCGTGACATAGAGTACTTCTGCGAACATTATATGAAGATCGTCAATATTGATGAAGGTCTAATTGCTTATGAGCCATATGATTATCAAAAAGAAATCATGCGTAAGGTGCATGACAATAGATTTGTTATATGTAAGATGCCTAGACAGACTGGTAAGACCACTACAATGGCAGCTGTTATTATGCACTTTGCATTATTCAACGACGACTTCAACATTGCTATCTTGGCCAACAAAGCATCAACAGCTAGAGAGATTCTATCTAGGATCCAGTTAGCATATGAATATCTACCGTGGTGGCTACAGCAAGGCATTGTTGAGTGGAACAAAGGTAACATAGAATTAGAAAACGGATCCAAAATATTTGCGTCGTCCACTTCTGCTACAGCAGTTCGTGGTATGTCTATCAACCTAGTGTACTTAGATGAGTTTGCATTCGTACCTCATACAGTACAGGAAGAATTCTTTGCTTCTGTATACCCCACAATTTCATCTGGTAAATCATCCAGAGTATTAATCACATCTACTCCTAATGGAATGAATCTATTCTATAAGATATGGGACGACGCTGAGAAGAACAAGAATGATTATGTTACGATGTCTGTTAACTGGTGGGACGTACCAGGCAGAGACGAGAAGTGGAAAGAGCAAACAATAAGGAACACATCGGAAAGACAGTTCGCAGTCGAGTTTGAATGTGAGTTTTTAGGATCAAGCAACACATTAATCGATGCAAACAAACTTCGCATGTTGACTTTTGATAACCCAATAAGGTATAATAATACTCTAAAGGTGTTTGAAGATCCAAAGCCCAACCACATCTACACCATAACTGTAGACACAGGTAGGGGAGTAGGGAACGACTACAGTGCTTTCATCGTACTAGACGTCACGCAAGTGCCTTATAAGATTGTAGCTACATTTAGAAATAATGTTATAGCACCAATGCTGTATCCTAAGTTTATTGATTCAGCTGGCAAGTTATATAACAACGCTGCTGTCATGGTAGAGATCAATGATATCGGTGGCCAGATAGCTGATATACTACATAATGAATACGAATACGAAGGCCTCATCAAAGCCATCTGGAAAGGACGAGCTGGACAGATAGTAGGAGGAGGATTTGGTGGTGGAGATAGTCAGTTAGGTGTACGTACAACTTCCTCTTTGAAGAGGATAGGGTGTTCAAACCTCAAGACTATTATTGAGAATGATAAGTTACTTATTTCTGACTTTGATGTACTCTCCGAGTTGACTACTTTTGTAGCCAACAAGCGGGGAACTAATTATGAGGCGGAGGATGGAATGACGGACGACCTTGCAATGTGCCTAGTGCTATTTGCTTGGTTGACAGGTCAAGACTACTTCAAACAATTAACGGATATAGATATTCGAAAGAATCTATATTCACAAAACGAACAAGCGATAGAGGATGAGCTCACGCCCTTCGGATTCATAGATACAGGGTCGGGGAATATATCTTCAGACGACGATGAATTTAAAGGTGGTGAGTTAGTTACATGGGAAGAGTTAGATTGGGACGATATGCACAATGTGTATGACAACGAGTCCAGCTTCTAATGTCGGATATTATAAATATAACAGAGCTTATAATCTACCACAAAATGAAAGGAGAATAAAATGCCATTTCAGGTCAGTCCAGGCGTAAACGTATCGGAAATCGATTTAACCACTGTTGTTCCAGCGGTTTCTACTACGGAAGGTGCCATAGCAGGTGTTTTCAAATGGGGTCCAGTTAATACTCGTGTCTTAGTTGACAGCGAGGAAACATTGGTTAACCGTTTCGGAAAGCCACAAACTGGATATAATCCAGAAACATTTTTCACTGCAGCTAACTTTTTAGCGTATGGAAATAAATTGTATGTAACAAGAGTAGTAGATGCTGCCGCTAAGAATGCTGTTTCTCAAAACAGTTCTGCTGGTGTGGTTATCAATAACGACGATGAGTTGGCTACTGTCTCACTTACATCAAACGATCACTTCGTAGCGAAGTATCCTGGAGTCCAGGGTAACAGTTTAAAAGTATCGGTTTGTAGATCAGCTGATGATTATTCAAAAGCTGCTTCAGGTACAATTTCTATTGCAGCAGGTGCAAAAACAGGAACAACCTCACAGAGTGAGATAGTTGGCGGAACAGGTCTACTACAAGTAGGCGATTCGATCCGCGTAGGTAACACTAGCCCAGGTGTAGGGATACATAATTTAACTATTACCGCAGCTAATACTACCGCACTTACTTTTGCAACCGCATACACAGGCGCAGTCAACATTGCTACTCTAGGCTACACTAGATTCTGGGGTGACTCAGACTTAGTTAGCTCTGCTCCAGGCACATCTGCTTATGCAGCAGCTAGATCAGGCGCCGGTGATGAGATTCATGTCGTTGTTAAAGACGAAGATGGAACTATTACAGGAACAGTCGGCCAAGTACTTGAAGTCTTTGAAGGACTTTCAAGAGCAACTGACTCAAAAACAGAATCAGGCGAATCAAATTTTTGGATTAATGTTCTTAACGGACAGTCAAACTACATTTACGCTAAGAATGCATACGGTATTGCTGCTAACACAACAGCGGCAGCTTCAACTGCGCTAGCTACAGCACTTCCAATATACGATTCATTAAAGTTAGGTGCTGACTCAGCTAATGAATCAGCAGTATCATTAGCTACATTAGTTAATGGATATGACTACTACAAATCAGCAG